AGGTATATATAATTATCAGAACTATCAACAATTGCCAAACTATACGTATATAAATAGTCCGCAGGTAGTGCTAAATACTTGTTATTAGCTGTTAACGCCGCAGTTACATTCTTACGTAACGCTGGTATTTGCACAGAATTGTATATTTTCTGTTCTGCTTGCTGAGTAAACATAGCGAGTTGAGCATCTGTAAATGTATTTTCACAGATGTCCTCTATGTTTGTTTTTAACTCAGTATAATTCATGCGCTATGCCATTGGCCCTCTTGCGTATAAACCCTTTGTAGCGGCACCTGTACCGCGAACTTTTACCCCATTAGTTTTTTTAGGGGTTTTTGCAGTTTTAACAGGTGTACTTACCTTACCGCCTTTTTTGTAACCTTTTTTCATCATAATAATCTCCTACATCATTGTTACAATAACTCAACTGACAAATCCAGTGAAACTCGTGATATTATACATTGTTACACTATTGTTATATTCCCTACCATACTACTGTGACTTGTGCATTGATACACCAAAGATGTATCGGAAGGTTCATGAGGCACAATGAATTGTGTCAGTCCTGTTGTTGAATTGTAGTTGTCTGTAACACCTGTAGTGAAAGCAGAACCACCATTAGATGTTCTAATCTGCAAAGGATGACTTCCTACGTTAGCTGTATTGTCAATTAAGTAGGTATGACCCTTATAAAAAGTAAAGTTTGGATTGTCTCCGGATGTAGCACCGGGGCCAGTAAAAGTATAAGCAGATGATCCGTTTGTTCCTGTGGTGTATTTAGTTACAGGGCCAGTTGTCTCATCATTAACTCGAATCCACACTCCACCGTGTGCAAAATATAAGCCCCCAGTCGCATGAACATGGGCTACCGCGCCGTGGTATGTACTAGCACTTGGGAGATCACTCAAAGCTCCGTAGTAAAATACAATTTTATTAGCACCAGAGCTTACATCTATAACACCGTTGGCATCTATTATGTCGGTAAGAGTTGAGCCGTTCCCTAGTGCTGCATATATCTCTGTAAAGTTTGCATTTATCTTAGTTGCACCCGCACGAAGAGTATCACCATTTCCATCGTTTGCGCTGCTTCCTATTCCTACACTTTGTAAAGCCATATCTTATCCTTCGTCGAATGTGTCTGTAGTAGAGTCTAAAGTCGTTGTTGTGCTGTCAAAGCTTGGAGTAGTTGTAGTAGGATTAACTGTAACAGAACCCATTAATGCATTTGCGCTGACTCCCGTTATATTATCATTACCAGAATCAGATACTGTTACAATTACAACTCCTACTCCTCCATCTGCAATTAAATTATTATCTTGCAAATTAAAAGGATCGTTTAGTCCTACAGGATTAAAACCATACTGTCCGTTACGCACCGCAACAAGTTCAGCGGTGTCTGGACGAGGGTTACGAAGCGCCTGTGGATCATTTACAGGAAACTCTCCTAGACTAAGTTGCGGGTGATCGGGATTCCAACACGTAGGACACGCAAGCGTATTTGTATTATTTCCTTTTACATACAGTGGGCGTAACTCTTTTAGTTTGTAGGAAAACCCACAAATATCACATATTGCTAATGCTTTTCGTGCAGATGCAAAACGATCCATTACGGCCTCATCACATTAGGCACAAATCGAAACGGAGTTTTTTCTCGGTCCTCTCCCGCCGCTAAAACAAATTGAGCTTCGTACTCTGCTTTTAACATATCCACACGAGGCGCTAAATCAGGTACTTTCATGGCAATATGGTACGCCAGCCCCGCTACTAAACACGGGAGGAAGCGGAAATTCATATCCGCTGTTTGAGTACCAGAGCCAGCGTCTTCGATCCTGCGCAGCCGCCAATACACAAACGTATAATCGTTAGAGCTAGGGACAGGCCACACAGTAATACGTGGTTGATCTCGCAGACGTTCAATAAACACTTGAATCGGCCTACCAGTATCAGTCTTATTGGGAATAGTAGCAAAGGTACTTACACTAATACGTGATACTGTGAGGTCTTGTTGTGTAGTACCACTCCCTGTACGTACAACTTGTTCAAGTAAGTCAATAGTATCAGCGGGTAAATTATAAGTAGCAGTGCCTTTTGTAAGGCTTACAGTGCCTTCATCAATAGTCCACAAGTTTATCCCACGGTTTTGCCACTCAATTGTCATTAGATTCATAGAACGTCTAGCAGTACGAAGATCATACCCAGACCGCATTTCTCGACCCGCACGTTCCCATGCTTCTTCAGCAATCTCCGTAAAGTCCATATTAAACGCTGTAGTACCCGACGTAGCCATATTTATTTACCTTTAAAGTGTGCTTTTACTTCTGCTAGAAGTTTAGCTTTGGATTTACGGCGGTCTAATTCTATTCCCTCTTCGCGCATAAGTGCTTCAAGTTCTAATTTAGACATATCATTGTACTTGGGTTTTGACTTTTTAGTGGAGACTGCGGGTTTGGGTGTTTCTGTTTTAACCCCCATAGATTTCATTTTAGCTTCAGCTTGTGCTTTTGTCATCAAATCAAAAACTTTAACTTCATATGTACCATCAGCATTCTTTGTACCAATTTGATACACTGGTTCACCCGTAGAGAACCTGCCATTTTGAAAAATTTCCATATCCTACCCTTACGTATATAATGTTTGTTTTCTTTTATTCTCCATAACCGCGCCACAGCCTCTTGCAATAGAGCGTTTACGGCGTGCTAATCCACCACTGGACAACTTTACTGTAGCAGCTTTTGTATTCTTTACTACTGTTTTGCCTTTTTTCCCTTCGCGTTTTTTCTTTTGCGCGGTTTTTCTTCTTTCGTCTTTTGAAAGACTATTTGCTTTAGCTTTTGGAAGGCATCTGTCAGGGTTCTTTTTATCTTTTGAAGTGCCGCACGGGCCTTTGACTTTACCATCGGTTCCAATCCTTACCCATTGCTGGTCTCGCCATTTCTTTAGCTCGCCCATTATTTTTTCGCCTTTTTGCCTTTACCATACTTAGGATCTTTGCAATATTTAGATGCTGCCATGTTTGCATACGCGGAAGGATACGTATCAAAAGTACGTTTTGCCCATGATTTACCCTTTGCGCAAATCTTTCCGCCTGATTTATAATATCTACGCATAGCCATAATTATCACCTCATCTTGCAGGGTTTAGCACCGCGAGCTTTACCATACCCACGAACTTTACCGCCGCCCCCAAACTTTCTAGGTTTGGCGTACGGTCCTTTACCTTCTAACATCATTATCTCATCCAACAACACTTGGTACATGTCATCATCAGGAGACAATCCTGCTAGTTGATCTCTTAATTGTGCAGAACGATTCTTGTTCATAGCATCTTAGCAGGGCGTACACCTTTACGAGCAATGCCCGCTCCTCGTACTTTACCACCTTTAGCTGCACCTTTGGCCTTACCACCTTTAGCTGCACCTTTGGCCTTACCACCTGCGGCATAACCTTTTTTAGCCATGCCACCAGCTTTCATTTTACCCTTACCGTCAGCAGCATAAAAGGGAACTGTATCGCCCTGTTTGTTTTTAACCATTTCTAGTTTGCCACCAGCTTTGTAGCCTTTTTTCATTTTACCGCCAGCTTTGTAGCCTTTTTTAGCCATGCCACCAGCTTTCATACCACCTGTAAGTCGTTTAACTCCTTCAGGACCGTAATTTTCCATAGGGTCAATCCCACGAGTGCTACCCCCGGGCATTCCGCCTATCATCTCAGGACGTGCTCTAGGGCGCAAAGATTTTGTAGGTGCGCCACTTTTTTTCTTTTTCTTTTTCATATTTTCAGGTCGTGCTCTAGGTTTCATCATTGTCAGTCTCCTTATACAAATTGTTAAATACTCTATCTGTATCCCAAACGTAATCTACATCTTCTTTTGAGCCGTAGGAATGTTGATTCGGTTTGAAGTCTGGAGCACCTTGCCCTGTTTCAAACCACGCAGGGTGCGTAACACGAACCCGATTATTTGGTAATGCTACCATATTTCCAGTGTATTCTCCAGCGTCTAACAACTCAAGTACATGGCTTTGTTTGTGTTGCGCTGGATCGTCTGCAACCTCACTATCAGTGTAATCAACAGTGAAATAGTATTTTGCAGGATAAAACTCGCCATCAACTTTAGCTATCCATGGTGCAGGAGATGCGCGTTCTATTTTATAAACTGAATGAGTATGAGACATACAATCCCAAGGTTGTGCCATATACGGAGGCAATTCCGTAGGCCATTCTTCTAACGGAGTATCCGCAACGAGGGCAGTGAGTGGCATACGTGCCCACATAGCTCCGCCATGAACATTCGGATCATCTGTATCGTCAGATTCGCAGCCAGTAAAAATCACTTGAAAACTAAGTGTTCTGTTTGGCATTGTGGTTACTGCAACAACCATGGCGTGTAAAAACTCTCCGTGATAATCCTCTAAGTTCTTTGTGTATTCTCGCCGTACCCATGCTTTAAAGTACGGAATACTACTTTGTAGATACGGCATTAAGTTCCTTTTTACGTTTTTTAGCTGCGGCTTTCTTACGCTGTTGAGACAGTTTAGAAGGCGGCGTTTGTATTTGTTTTTTCATATTTGCGCGACTAATAGCCATTAGCAATTCCACTTCCGTAGACTTTTATTAATACGACTATTTGGATCATTAGCTGTTTTTGCACTTGTACGGCTTTTTTTCATGCCCTTCATACGAGCGCAAAAAGACTTACGCCGTTTAGCAGCTTTAGAACCTTTTTTAAGTTTGCTAGGTTTTGTAGTGACAGCAGTTTTTAATTTGCTGCCGGGGTTGGCTTTGCGGTAGCTAGCAACACCTTTAGCATTAAGTCCACCAGACTTACTTTTGCCTTCTTTACGTTGCCAAGCAGGGGATTTTACGCCCCCGCCTTTTTTATAATAAACCCGCATGTAAGCACCCTAATTGTAGAACACTGTTATGGCAGTGATGTTTGTTGCTGCAGATATATACACATCAGAAGCACATCTAATACCATCATTAGGAATATTGACAGAATGTGAGTCAGACGCCTTAAAATCCAAATCTAACACTGTACTGCCTCCATTAGCGTCAGTAATTGTTAGCCTGCCCGCACCGCCAGAATCTGTTAAGACTTGTATTTGACGAATACGTGCGGGACCAACCGCTAAAGAACCTGTTCCAGTAACACGTTTTGTTAATACGTCAGAGGAATGACTCATGTATCACCTCCAATTATGATGCGTCTGATGAACTGGAAATACCAAAAAACTTCAGAACAATTACAGTGTCGCCGCCGGGATCGCCTGAGACAACTAACTCAACCTCATCGCCCACAAGCCCAGATACTCCCGTGGTAAAACCAGACATACCAAGAATACCGTTACATCCAAAGAAACCTTTGAACCCAGTGCTATTTACAGCCACTGAAATACCGTCCACATAACCATCTGTGTCTGCATCTGTACCGATATCAACAAGATTTACATTGTTAGCTGCTGCAGTGGTTACGGCAATCGTTACACCCATGGGTATAAAATTAGCAGGGATACCAACAGCCCCCTCTTTACCCGTTGTAGCACCGTTTGCTACGGTAATGGTAGCTTCGTACGTCTGAAGCGTCATAGTGCTAGTAACAAGCCCACTTGTTGCGTCTTTAGTAATGTCTTGAAAACCGTTTTCCGACCTTACTGGTCCGGTAAATGTTGTATTAGCCATGCGAATCTCCTGTCTTGGCTAGTGTCAGTCGCCCAATGCGACTGTCAGGGATTGGTTACTTATATCACAAACAAAATAAAAATAAAGGGGGCAAAGTAAATCGCCCCCTTTTTAATGTGGTTATGCTCCGGGTGACCCGAAGATACCCAAGGGATCAGATACCCCAAAAGAATAACGCTCACGTGCTTTGTAGCGACTATTGCCTGTGTCGAAGTCTGCATCCATAGATGTAGCCATCGGTGCACGAACAAAGTGCTTCAACCCGTTAGGAACGTCAGTCATTAAGAACCATGCGTCTGTATCTGTTAGATAGTGGTTAACCGCATATCCTTCAGGTACAGAACCATTATTGCGAAGCGCGTTGATATCATTATCCGCTGTTCCAACGCGACCTTCTGTTTCTAGAAGACGAGTAGCAACAAATTGTAAGTTTGATGGAATAATCAACTTACGCGGCATAGCTGCGATCAACAACCCACGCTCATCTGTCCACTGACCGATCTGAATAACGGAAGCTTCAAGAGAAGTCTCGTTAAGGTCAGCAGCGACTGCTGGTTCGTTTGAGTTAGTTCCACCAGATACTAACGGGTGGTCGGTAGCACACAAAGATTTACCATCACCATATGTAGTACCAGCGGCAAAAGCGGTATTAAGAACTGCAGCAGCTTTAACTTGCTTAGTATACGCCATAGCACGGGCCAACGCTTTTGTATAACGAGCAGACAGTGAGTCGTACAAGTTATCCTCAATAGCTTCCTCAGTAATAGAGAAACCCATCGCAATGGTTTCGTGTGTATAGCGTGCAGTCCACGCTTCTTGAGCATTATCATACTCGATTGCAGAACCTTCATCTTTAACTGGTGCTGCAGAAAAGCCTGATAATTTGGTTTCTTCTTCAAACGAGCGATCTGAAGATTCTGTTTCATAAATTTCGGCGTGCTCTTCGCCGTACTTCGCATACTCCATTCCGAACAAGGCGTTCAGGCCGGGTAAGAGTTCTTTAAGTAACTGGGCGCGTGATATAGCCATAACTCATACCTCCTTATACGCCAGTGGTAGTATCATACTGATGACCAACGTTCCATTTAACGTAAGCCTCGGTAAAACCACCAGATGCGTTTTTGGTTTCCTCAACCAAGCCGACAATACGGAAAGGAAGAGTATTTGTAGTTGCAGACGTATCTGAGATCGCACTACGAGAGTTACCCGAAGCTGAATCACCAGTGTTGTCTACACCCGCGACGTTTGCACCAACATCAGTCTGTGCAAGATCACCAATAGTCGTACCAGAAGATACAACCGCAACCTTAAACAAAAGGTCAGTAGCATCTGCAACGTACGCTTCTATATCCGAAGCAGCAGTGCTTGCTGGATAACTTTGGCGAAATACCTTGTAGCCAAGGTTAGGGTCTGTATAAGAACAGCCAAGAAAGACACCCACGGGTGTCATAGCAGCATCAAACGTATCACGCTCAATGGTGCCTCCAGTAACTAGTTTAACAGCATCCCCATTGAATATAGCCGTAGCATAACCACTTGCAATTTTTAAGTGTCGTGTTACGCCCACAAAAGGAGAGCCGCTCAACAATTTTACCGGAACGAGTCCATAAGGACCGCTTACTGTAGGATAAGCCATTTTAAGCTCCTATTAAGTTCCGTTACCAAAAGTGACCTTCGATTTCCTCTCATTAAAAAGAGGCATACGAGGATCGTTCTCACGCATGAAGTTGTTGTCTACAGCGTTCATCTGAGATTTGGTTTGAGCATCGTAATACTCATTCCGTTCTCCGACTAGTTCTACTGGAGCTTTACAAAGCAATAGGCCACCAATTACCACGTTGTCAGCAAATCGTTCATTTTCGATAGTTACCAACGTAATTTCTGGATGGTCTGCTGCCTTTACAGGCTCCCAACCTTCACGCATTTTTGAAGAAACGTTTGTGGCGTCAGTATTACCTTGTGTACTCACGCGAATCCAGCGGTATGAATAACCGTCTTCAGGTGTTGGCGATGGAAGTGTTTCCGGACGCTGCCAAGACTTCTTACGGACAGTTTTCTCGCGGGCTTGTAATTCACGGTCAATTCGGTTTTCAGCCATTTTGTTTCCTCATATCTATTGCAACCTGTTTGGCGTATTGTTGCGGGGTCAGACCAAGCCTCTTGGCGATTTGCACTTGTGTTTTAGTTAATGTCACCTTCTTCGGCGCAGTACTGCGCGTTGCTGGTGCCACAACCTGTGCTTGCCGCTTCGGCTCCGGGGCTACCTCGACTTCTTCAGTGCCCTCGAAATTATCGGGGAACACTTGGCGCATACGAGTGTCAATCCTC